CCACGTCCGACAAACGCGGCATCGACCGTTACCGATGACCACTGGCCGTTGCGGTTTTGCGTTAGCCCGCTGGTGTCGTAATGCTCTGCCGTTTGCTCAAAGACGGGTGGCGTTAGGTAGCCCGCGTCGATAAGTTCACGCGCCCCAATGCTGTATACCAGCGTATGGAAAAACGGATCAATCGCCTGCGTTTCGTCAATCGCGCCATGCTGGTAGTGGTTGCCATAAATGTAGCCCGTGCCGAGACGAAACGGCGTGGCTGATAGCCCTATCACCCGCAGCTTAGGATTCTGGCTGCGCATGTGATCCACGATTTTCATTAGCGTGGGTGTGACGCCGTGGGCTTCGTCAATCACCACGGCGGCGAACTTCTTGCCGAATTTGCGAACCTGATTGCTGATAGTGCCGGGCGTTCCGAAGATGACGTTATGGCGCATGTCTTTTTTGCCCAGGCTGGCGCTAAATATGCTGGCCTTCTCACCAGTGACTAAGTATTTCTCGAAATTTTGTTCTACCAATTCACTCGAAGGCGCAATGCACAGAATCTTTTTGCCGCTCATGGCGTGGATGCTGGCGGCAATGGCAGCCACTAGCAGGCTCTTGCCTGACCCGGTAGCGGCTTCTACTAAGCACGGGTCTAGGCAGGTCTTAACCCAGTCTATGACGGCGTCGTGCGCTGCCTGCTGGTAGGGTCTTAGGGTGTAGGTCATTTAAGCCACCTCGGTCTATCAACAGAACCTAGCAAGTTATTGCAAGCATCAACGACAGACCAGCATTGGTCTATATCAAACATCCCAATATGGCACTTATCACGGCTAATGCAAAGCTCATTGGATAGCCAGGCATAAGCATCACCCCTAGTCATGTCGCCATTTTTCCATAACGGATCAAAAGCCTTATGGGCGTTCATTTTTGCCTTTCTAAGATCAGCATTCGCAAGACGACCAAGTGGTTTTCCCGTTTTTTTATGACAGCCTACCCAAGCTGCGCACGGCATGCAGGCATAAAATTTCAGCGCGTGTAAATCATCGCGGTGCGGGTAGATTTCAGCGCCTGTAGTTTTTTTGGCTTCTTTTCCGCAATAGTCACATTTAATATTCAAAACGGCCCCTCCACCGCATCACCACCCGGAACATCAATCGGTTTAGCGTCGAACGCTTTAGCGATTGCCATGTAAGTTGGATCATTCAACATGCCGTCATCAAGCGAGCGCTTCATCTCATAGCTGTTAAACACGGGCTTGGTCGGGTGCGTGGCACCTGGGGCGGCCATGCAAAAATGCTCATATTCCACCAATGGCACGCTGCCATCGACACTGACCATCGTGAAGCCCATGCCCTCCATCAACTGCGGGTGCATAATATGCTTATCACATGGCGTTTCGCATCCGTCGCTGCTGTACGGGCATTCAAATTTTCCATCGTTGACGCTGACGTTAGCGCAGGTACGGCAATCAATTTCAGGCAACGTTTTGCCTTCGCAAACGCTCTGGTACTGACAGAAACGGCACTTATACGATGCCGTGGGTGCCGGGTAAGCGTCGCTGGCAATTAGCCCTTCGATGCGTTCTGTTTGCAGTTGCGCGTAGGGCTTTTCGTAATGCACCTCTTCAATGTGTAGCTCGCTAGTGTTTTTGTTGATGACGACAAAAAGCGCTTTGGTGAGCTGATTGCCTTTTGCGCTCAGTTGAGCGCTATGGTGCATGTAGAGTTGTACCTGGGCAAAGTAGTTATCCGGCACGCCTGTTTTCAGCCATGCCTTGAATCGGCTGTCATTGGCCGTTTTCATTTCCAGAAGTTGGAAACCGTCTGGCAGTACGGCAATCCCGTCAATATGCCCAAGGCTGGTGCCGTAGCTATTTTTCAGAGCCGCTTCGCGCATCCCGATTTTGACGCCTGACGTTTCCAGCCACTTCACCATGCACTCCTCTAGCGCGTGGCCGATGTCAAACGTTCGTTGCGTTTGTGGCTCAACCCATTGCGGGCTAGCACGGCGTAGTGACAGCCACATGCGCCTGTCACACTCAGACCACATACTAGCGCTAATACTGTTGACTGCCCGGTGCTTTTGGTTCGATGCCATCGCCTTGTCTATTGTGAGTGTGTCCATATTTAGCCCCTTCCTATTTATGGTAATGAGCTTTAGCCAATCCATGATTAGGGTTAAAGCCCAATGATATTCTTTTCTCCATTACATCCATTGCCGCAATATCTAAATGTTCAACGCTATAGGTGCCTAGTCGGTGCTTAACGCCTTTAGCAAACACATCCGCGACCCATCGGCCTATTCTTTTGTCAAAGTAAACTCCGCAAACACCGCTCTTGTTGTTTTTAAACATGCTCATATTCTGATGATTTTTAAAACCATCTGACTGCTGCAAATTATCCCATCTATTGTCCAATGCGTTTCTATTTTTATGGTCAATCTCGAAATCAGGAAAAATGCCGGTCATGTAAAGCCATGCCAATTTGTGAGAAAGGTAAAGCTTGTTGAATATACCTATGGCCTCTCTCTCGTAGCCACTTGCCTTTTTTCTAACTGATCCGGCGCGCATACATGCGTATCGGTTGTTCCATGACTGACATGAGCGCTCTGTCTTAAACCACTTTCTGCTCCTTATCTTCCAAGTGAACTTACCACTAGTCGGGCAATAATGTATTAGCTCTTTTAGAGTTTCTTGGTCAATCATTTTTTAGGCTCCCGTGATGGGCCATCCTTGGCCCAATTTATTAAAACCCTAGTTCGTTATCCGCTTTAGACACATCGGGATTATTCGTTTCTGCTTGTGGTTCGGACTGTTGCTGTGGTTGTTGTGGCACAGGTTGCGCTGGCGCTTGCGGCTTGCCGCTAGACACAGCGGACACCCAGTTGCCGGAGCGTGTTTCACCATCCTGGCCTTCCATCTCCCACACCTCAACCTTAATCACCATCGGCTTATTGCAGAGATTGGACATTAAATCCATATCGGTTGGCTCTGCATTGAGCTGCATGATCTTGCCGCCGCAGTTAGCATCAATTGCCGCCAGCATACGGATCGCCTTGTCGCGCTTGTTGGCGTCGGTTTCGCACACCTGCACCTTTTGGAAAACGACGCGCTTCTTGTACTCGCCGTCTACCACATCCCAGCGCAGCTTGATGTGCCGGTTATTGTATTGGCCGCCATCGTCCCACTTAGCCTCCACAATCATGGCCTTTAACTGCGTACCCGATGGGATAGGTGGCAGGTTGCCACCGCCCATTTCAGCGGTGCCGTTAGTGGATGGTGCGGTGCCGTCGGACATTTTGAAAAATGACATAATCTTGATTCCTTTTCGGGTTTATTCAGCGGTGGTAATGCTGGTTACGCTAGTGGATTTTTTACGGTACGGCTCAACGTCAACGTCAGGCGCAACATCGGATAGCGCCTTTTTATAGTCAACGCTGCCCTTACGTTCGATAAACTTCACTGCCACGCCTGAGCCGCGTGCGTCAACGTCTGTAAGTTCTAGCAGCGTGAGCTTAGCTTCTTGCTCTGCCTGCTGTGCGTCTTGTAGCGCGTGTTTTGCGTTTCGGTATGCCTGAGCGGCTTCACGCCATGCCATATCGTTGCGGGTTTGCATTACGCCTCCTTCAAACTATCGATATACGGTGCCAGCGGATTAGTGCCGATAGCAAAGTCGATGTTGTCAGTGATGCCGTAGCGGTTCTTGGTGATACTGGCAGGGGTGGCGTGCATGGTAATGATTCGGTTGCCATTGCCCACGGCTTTTTTACGCTTTTCATCATCGCCCATCGTGAAGGTTTCCAGGCGCACCAGTGCCACACCGCTCACGTCATCGACATACGGGGCCATGCTGCGCTTATTGAGGCGTAGTGAGTAGCGGCTGTACGGGTCTTGATCTGGCAAGTCAAGCGTGTCAATTTCAACGTGCGCCAAAAACAAAACATGGATGCCCTTGTCTTGCAGCAATGTCGCTGCACGGCGTACCCGCTGGTGCAGTCCACCCACGGCCATAAAGCCAGCGCCATAACCGCCCATCGCCGTAGTGATGCTCTTGGGCTTCTTGGGGTCACTGTCTACGATGTGTTGCTGAAAAAGGCGCTCTAAGGCGGTCACGCTGTCAATAACCACGGTCTTGAAGTGGTGTTCCTCACTAACAAGTCCATGCAGGTCTGCCCATAGCTGGTCAACGCTTTTAACTTCTGGCAGTTCCGCGATGTTGTCTTTCAGTGAAGCCGGGATGCCTTCGGTGCCATCTTCCACTTTGATGAATACCGGGGATGGAAACGCAGCGGCTAACGATGTTTTGCCCACACCCGGCTCGCCCAAAATCGTCATAATGACGGGCTTTGATTGCGGCTTGCTAATGCGGTCTAAAATGCTCATGTGTTGTGCTCCTTGTTGTGTGTTGACAAGACGAACTATAGCAACGGTAAAAACGGCTTGCAACATTTTTTTTCATGCCCCAGAATAGAGGCATCAACTAAGGGGCTAGACAATGAAAACTAAACAGATGATTGCACTGCTCACAGACGCCGGATACAGCCTTAAACTACTTTCCACGCAATCTAAAGTCAGCTATATGAAGCTATTTAGGTACGTTCGCCGCGATGGCTCGCTGACGCCAGACGAAAAAGCTAAAATCTGGCGCTTCGGCATTGCGCAACCAATTATTTCAGATGCGCTTGAAAGCGATATTCAGGAGGTTAAAGAATGACAGCACGACTAGAAGGCCCAAGCGACGCGGCGAAAATGCGCGTTATGCGCCGCGACCGTTACACATGCGTTTATTGTGGCGCAGAAGGTAAAAACGCAGAGCTACAAATAGACCATGTGGTACCAGTTGCAAAGGGTGGCAGCCACCATATTGCCAACCTTGTGGCCGCGTGCCGGTCATGCAATCAAAGCAAAGGCGTAAAGGATGCGCCCAAAATGAATGGAGCAAAACCGATGAACAACAGCGGATTCGATGGGCTGTTCGTCCACGCTTACAAAAATGGAAAAATCCACAACCAAGGGCAAATTATCGGTAAGGATGAAGGGTTATATGCCTTGCAGTTGTTTTCGTTTATGGATGGCAGACCCACTAATGTAAGGTTCATTACGCAAGATTTTTTGGTTAATGAATGCAAGGTTTACTCAACAGAAGATGAGTGGATTTATGCCCATCTGTTGGAAATGGAGAGTATGGGGCTATTGCGCGGAACAGTGGAAGAAAACATGCAGATGCGGGAGAAAATGAACAATGGCTAACATCCACGACTACATCGACGCAGGACGCCGCGTCTTTCCGCTACATGAAATAAAGCCGGATGGCGCATGTGGCTGCGAAGATCCAGAATGTACCGCAAAAGGGAAGCACCCTCGCATATCGAACTGGCAACATTCACCCCACTGGTCGGAAGAGCAAATTGACGCGATGACCGAAACGGGCCAGTTTGCCACTGGGTTTGGCGTGTGCATTGACGACCAGTTAATCATTGACGTAGACCCACGTAACGGGGGATTTGAGTCCTACGGCAAGCTGTGCGCTAATTTGAGCTTGGATTTTAAAGCGCTATCTGGCCATGTGGTCGCCACCGGGGGAGGCGGCTGGCATATTGAGTTCAAACGGCCCCCAGGCGTGTCACTGGTTCAGCACTTGCACGACTACCCCGGCTTGGATTTTAAATCGAGTGGGTTCGTCGTGGGCGCTAGCTCATTACATGCCAGCGGCGCCGAGTACGAAACCGAAAAAGGCAACCCAGACGACCTAACCGACGCCCCAGGGGATTTGATTGCGCTATTGCGCAGGCCAGACCACCACCGGGGGCGCGTGTCCGGCGAATCGGTGGACGTGTCACTAGACGAATTGCGCGAGATACTCAAGTCAGTGCCGAACGATGACGCCCACTATGATGATTATGTTTCGGTAGGTATGGGTATCCACCACACCACCGGGGGCGACAATGATGGCTTCACGCTGTGGCAAGAGTGGGCGCAACGGTCGCAAAAGTACAACCCGTGGGGCATGGACAAGAAGTGGCATAGCTTCGGCAAGTCGCCCAACCCCATAACGCTGGGCACGCTTATCGCCAAAGCGGAGGCCAACGGGTATCAACGCCCGGTCACGTTCCCAGTGGTTGAGGATGAAGCGCCTACGCCTGACGGCCACCCCTTCCCCATTGACAGCATTGACCTACTTCGCCCACCCGGCTTTGTGGGTAAGGTCACTGAGTGGATTAACGGTCAATCGCGCTTCCCGCGTGAGCGTTTAGCCGTAGCCGCGTCGCTGGTGGCGGTGGGTAATATCATTGGCCTGCGCATGATTGACGATAAAGACGGCGTGACCGCCAACCTGTTCATGTTCTGCGTTTCCGCATCGGCTACGGGGAAGGAGGCGGTGTTGCAGGCGACTTCGGCAGTGCACCAAGCGGCGGGCATTCAATCAGCGGTGCATGGATCTATCAAATCTGAGCAAGAGATAACGCGAAACCTAGTCCGCCAGCAGAGCGCCTATTACATCATTGACGAATTGGGCTACCTACTGCGCAAGATTACCAAGGCGCAGGAGAACGGCGGCGCTGCCTACCTGGATGGCATTATCGGACTTCTGATGTCTGCATATTCAAAGGCCAACGGTTTCATGCTGCTAACGGGTGATATGAAAGAAGAAGTGCGCGGCCTGTTATTGCGCGAATATGCACAAGCGAAAAAGGCCATTGATGAAGGCGACGATCCGTGCGGACGTATGTCAGCGCGTACCAAAGAGATAGAGCGTGCCCTGGACATGATAGACACAGGACTAGAGCGGCCTTTTCTATCACTCATTGGCTTCACTACGCCAGTGACATTTGACGAGCTGGTGACGGCGGAGCAGGCCACCAACGGGTTTATTGGCAGGGCGGTGTTAGTGCGTGAGCGGGAAACCAACCCGAAGCGCAAGCGTGGCTTTAAAAAGCAGCCAATGAGCATGGGACTTCGGTCTGCGCTGCAAAACCTGTACAGCCCCGGCGGCTTTGATAGTAAAAGCGGACGCATTGAAAACTACAACGAACCGACGCGAGTGCCCACTGAGGCCAAGGCGCTCGATATGCTTGAGCAAGTAGCCGATTGGGTGGAAGAGTACGCAGAGGAGCACAAGGGTCGAACGGGGCTTGAAGCCATCGTCCGGCGCGCCTATGAGCAGGTTTCCAAGGTGTCGCTGATACTAGCAGGGCCGGAAGGCGTGCGCACGCCTAGCCACGTCCGTTGGGCGTATGCGTTTGTTCGCCAGGACATTGACGAGAAAATCATGCTGGCGCATTCCAACCAGTTAGAAAAGCGCACGGACGCCAGCAGCCAGGGGGAGGCATTGATGGCGCGCATCTATTCGCTGGTTGATGATAAAGACGGCGAGACCATCGGCGTGATTGCTAACCGTTGTCGCAAGTGGGCGCGAGATGACGTAGAGCAAGCGGTTGATCATCTTGTCGCCACTGGTCGCATTGAAAAACGCGAGTACAAGCACGCAGGTAATGGCCGGGTAGTTGCCAAATTCTACCGCGTGGGTGTATAGTTGATGAATGGCGTTAAATGCTTGTTTTTAAACAAAAACCGAAAATAACGTGCTAACCTGCTACTAGGCTGATAACCCTTTTAAATCAACTGGATAGCAGGATAGCAACTAAGCAGCCACCCCCTTTCAAAATCAAAATTACCGCAAATAGCAAAGCAGCCCCTACTAAGCTGCTATCCTGCTATTGTGCGGTTTTTTTATGTCTATAAGAAGTGAAAGAAATATATAAAAATATATATAAAACAGTATCTTATAGGCCTATCATACGCTTGTTTTAAACGGATGTTTTAATTGCTAAGCAGCCCGCTATTTAGCCGCTATTTATCCAAATAGCCAAAACCTTAAATTTTAGGATTACCCATAGAAATTACTCATTAGCCACCACGCCACGGCGGGCGCATACTTTTGGTATCACAACGGAGGAGGTAAACATATGACCACAACATCTATCCAAAACCATTCGATACTATCCCTATGCGACCGCATACAGGCCGCAGCGATTAAATGCGACACAATGCACGTGTTTGTTAATTACGCGGCGCATACGAAAGAATTGACCGTTTGCGTGCGTGATTCCAGAATGGATTACATCGCGCCTGCTGCCACGTGGCCTGAACCGCTGCTTTACGAGAGTGTTTATCTCGATGTCAGATGGAACGACCCTATCACTGAATTAACCGCCATTATTGATCAACTGCAACGGCTGGGGGTGGAGGTATGAATACGCAAGACCAAAAGCTGCTAGAGATGGCTGCGAGAGCGGCAGGCGCGGAAAAAGTAACCATACAGTTGTATAACGGATTGGAAAGAGATTCATTCTGGCTGGACAGCAGCGAATGGAACCCGATTGAAGATGATAGCGATGCGTTTCGGTTGGCGGTCGAGCTGGGTATAGGATTTATTCCTGATTATGAGGTGGGCGAGGTTAATACCACATACATGATTGGGCGTTATGGATATAACACCAATGAAGAGTTTGAGAGCTGCCCTCTATCAGCCACCCGCCGCGCCATCGTCCGAGCGGCCGCCGCTATTGGAAAACAACTGGAGGGGAAGGTATGAGCAAGTCAGATATGCAGTATTGCCCGGAGTGCGGAATAAACAGCACGGCAGGTGCTAGGGTGCTGCGAGGTGAAAAAGGTACTATGGCAGCAACACAAAACGAGATGGAGCGGGTGCGGGCAGAGCGTGACGCATTGCAGCAGCAGCTAAACGCCGCCCTTGAGCGCGAGGCGGCGCTGGCGGCGCATGTGGAGCGGTGCCATGAAGTAATGCGGTGGGTTGAGCAAGGCCCGGACTTCGTGACAGCAAAGTGCAGGCGTGGGCTAGAAATGCTACGCAATAGGCAGCCCGCTACGGACTTAACCCGCCGCGACCTGATTAAGCAGGCGGATATGGTCGAGCTAGTTGTTCGCAGGTTGGGCGGCGATATGCACGGCGATGTGGTGACCACCCTGAATAATTGGGTCGCTCAACTCAAGAAAGAGGCCCAGGAGCTAACTAAATGACCACGCCTAGACCCTTCACGTTAATATACGGCAAGACCCGCGACACGATGACGGATGAGTTAACGTTTGAAGCACTGGCAGGGGCCAAGGTGGCGTACTACGCCATGACCATGAACAACTATTGCGCGCTCACACGTGGCGGGTATACGCTGATGAGTAATGTTAATGAGGGGCCAGTATCGGCTAATTTAGGAGAGATGAAATGATTAAAATACTAGAAGGCGATTTTTACAAAAAAGGCTACTGTGTCTTTAACAAGAGCAGTCGCATTGTGGCCCTAAACACGGGCGCGTTTGCCACAAGCAAATATAGCTTTGACGACATCCAGGAGTTCCAAGAGCTTTCGCAGGACAATGCCAAGTCTGTGCTAGGTACGTTAGGCTGGGGAACGGCAGGACTGGTAGCGCTTGGCCCGTTGGGCGCATTGGCCGGACTGCTATGCGGCGGCAACAAAAAGAGAGCGTCATTTGTGATAAAGCTCAATGATGGAAAGGTTGCTATTTGTGAAGGCAGCCAAAAAGAATTCACTGAGTTTCGTTTCGCGCTAGGCATGATATAATCACCCCAACACGGCCCCTCTTGCGTACTGCGTACTGAGGGGTTTTTTGTGCTAGTATGGACGCAATAGAAACCAGAGGAGATGACTATGCCAATTCCGCAAACGGTCGATGAGAGCGGCCATATCACCTATCACTTGAATGCAGAACAGACGGCTTTCTTTGACGACGTTATCAGTCGTCCGATTAGTGAATGCCCCCGCATGATGGAGCTGCTAAACAAGACGCCGATTTGGGCGCGTAATGCTGACGAAAATGATGGGCTTTGATTATGGGCAATCCAGTAGGGAGGCCAACCAAGTATAACGACGAGATTCAGGCTCAGGCGAATGATTATCTTTACCGCCTAGATGAGCTAGGCCACGTTGTGCCATCACGCGCTGGCCTTTGCTGCTATTTGGGTATTTCAAAGTCTACCAGTTATGACTGGGAAAGCCTTTATCCTGAATTTTCGTACACGTTACAAAATATTGAGGTAATGCAGGAGCATTTGGCGCTGAATGGCGGCATTGCAAACAAGCTAAACAGCACTATTGTCAAGCTGGTGCTAGCTAACCATGGCTACACAGAGCGCAGCGCGATTGACCACACCACAAAAGGCGAGGCAATCGACCGTGGCCGCAGCCTAGACGACTTCTACCAAGAACCCAATGTTCCAACTGAATCCGAATCTTAAAACGTTCTGGACAACGCGCAAGCCGTACAAACTGCTAAAGGGCGGGCGCTTTTCATCCAAGACACAAGACGCTGGCGGAATGGCTGCGTTCTTGGCGCGCAACTATTCAGTGCGCTTTTTGTGCTTGCGTCAATTTCAGAACCGCATCACGGATTCGGTGTATACCGTGGTCAAGCAGAAGATCATCGATGCAGGATGGCGCGATGAGTTTGATATTGGCGTTTCATCTATCCGGCACAAAGAGACGGGTAGCGAGTTCTTGTTCTACGGTATTGCTCGCAACATCGAGGAGATCAAGGGCACCGAAGGCGTTGATATTTGCTGGATTGAGGAGGGCGAAGGCTTAACGGAAGATCAATGGGCCATCATTGACCCGACCATCCGTAAAGAGGGTGCCGAGGTGTGGATCCTGTGGAATCCCGACCTACAGACCGACTTCGTTCAGGCAAAGCTGCCTAAGCTACTTGGCGATGACTGCATCATCCGGCATATCAATTATGACCAAAACCCGTTCTTGTCGCGCACGGCACGGCGCAAGGCTGAACGACTAAAGGAAGCTGACCCAGAGGCCTACAACCATATCTATCTTGGACAGCCGAAGTCGAACGACGACGCGGCGGTTATCAAATACTCATGGATTGAGGCGGCGGTTGATGCGCATATCAAGCTAGGAATTGACCTATCAGGCGCGCGAACCGTTGGCTATGACGTTGCCGACAGCGGCGGCGATACGAACGCTTGCGCTGTGTTTGATGGCGCATTGTGCATGGATATTGACGAATGGAAAGCGCCGGAAGATGAGCTGGCACAGTCTGCCAAGCGAGCATGGGCGCATACGCAAGGCGGGCGGCTGATGTATGACTCTATCGGCGTGGGCGCGCAGGTTGGCTCCACGTTGCGAGAGGCGGGAATTAACCAGGGGTACTACAAGTTCAATGCGGGCGGGGCCATCATCAACCCCGATATGGAATACGCCCCCAAGATCAAGAACAAGGATAAGTTCGAGAACCTAAAAGCCCAGGCGTGGCAAGACGTGGCCGACCGATTGCGCAACACGTTCAATGCTGTCACCAAGGGCGAGCAATACCCGGCAAGCGAGTTAATCAGCATCAGTGGTGACGTGAAAAACCTTGATCAGCTAAAGTTAGAGCTAGCCACACCACGGAAGCGCTACAGCAAACGCGGATTAGACATGGTGGAAACCAAAGACGAGCTAGCCAAGCGCGGCATAGCGTCGCCTAACCTTGCCGATGCTTTCATCATGGGCGCTTGTCCGCATCTTGCGATGAATAATGGCGGGCCTGCTGTATTACTCAAACGGAGGCGTTAGGTAAAACCAGAGCCGGATGAAAAAAAATCCGGCTTTTTTTTCGCCTATAGGTGTTGCATAGTGCTATCAGCGTGCTATTATGAATACATAACGAAGCGGGACACACCAACGGAGACGACGACATGAAAACAATCACCGCCAACAAGATGAGCCGAGTCGAAAACACTGATGATGAGCTTCTGGCTCAAGGTGTTGTAGCCTTTCAGATGGTAGAGTTTGTGATCAATTTTTTCGGCAACGAGATCACTACCCATCATGACACCAAAATCATGCAGGACGGCAGCCAGTTTGTGATTGGTGGATGCGGCTTTATAACCGAAGGCTACGAGGTGACAGCATGACGGCGCGCGGGTGCGCCGTTTCGACGACCAAAACAAAAGGACGCTGGGATCGTGTGCAATGAACCCATCCATCCGCCGCATAGCAGCCCTCATCGGCAAGTCACCCAGCACCGTGCAGCGCTGGCAGACAACAAACCCGGCGCTGTATCAAGCCGTTGCTGAGTATGCGCAGCGGCAATTAGAAAAACCCATCACCACCGCGCAACATCATTAGAAATTACAATTATCAGCCCTGCCATGGGTGGTTTATTGTTTGGGGTGTAAACACAACGAAAAGGAGCAACCAACCATGATAAACCTAATCGCGCGCAACAACGGCGAACCTTTCGCCACCGAGTTAGACGCCAAACTGGAGCGCACGTGGCTGGGGCTGACGCATACGCACGAGGTTATTCAGCATGGCGGCGGGTGGGTGCTGCGTGAGAAGCAGAGTGATGCGAATCAGGATGGCTCGGCAGTAACATTACAACCCGGCGATTACATCGCCACCAAAGACCTGACCGAAGACGACTATCACGCCGTGGCAGAGGCGTTTATGGCGGCGGGGGCGGGGAAGGGGGAGTATCCGTCGGATGGACAGTTTTATCCTTATTTTGGATGGCGCGAGACAATCGATAATCTGTACCATGGATATAACGGTTCAGGATGGGGAGAGCGCCAACTCACTCTATCCCAAATCCTGAGCGCGACGAATGCGGTTGGTGATGAGCCGCAGATGACTAGCAAACAATGGGTGCCGGAGGTGGGGGAGCGTGAGGAAGTCGCAGAGGAAGGATATTTGCCAATTCCAAGCCCCAAACAGTGCGCCGAAGATTTGCGCGATGATGGCTTTCACCCGCAAGCGACTTGCGTAGAGCGCATGATGGAAGCTTTGGAATGGATAGCACACAATGCCTGTCAGTCATCGCGCCTTGAATGTCAGAAGCGCGCTTCTGCTGCATTAGCCACCGAAGAAGACCGCGCGGTTGAGGAGATGGTTAGCCATGTGCAGGCGTCTGATAATTTCCATAGCTTTTCCAAGCGACTGTACCAGCAGGGCTACCGAAAACAACCACAGCCAGTAGACGACATGGATGACCCGGCAAATTGGCGGGCGGGTGATTGGATTATTTGCACGACTAGTGCGTTACAATTAATCAAAGGCGGTAGGTATGAAATTCTAAATATGGTGGGAGACAACAATCCTGTGATCAGAAACGATGATGGGGAAAGAGAGGAGCGCTGCTCAGGATTATTCGAGCATTATTCCCGCCCATAACACCACAGCGCACTAAATGCTATACTGCCCTCACACTATGAGGGCTTTTTAAATGGCAGAACACGACAAAGAAACGCGGCTGACGATGGCCGTAAACCAGTACATGAGCGAGCGTCGGTTGGCGTCGATGCGTCAAGCGCTAGCGTTTGGCAGCGGGTACAACGGCGGTATCGACACGAAGCGCGACCGCGCATGGCACGAGTTCGGGTTCCCGAATACGCTTTGTTTTTTCGACTTCCTAAACTTGTACCAGCGCTGCAGCCTAGCCAAAGCTGGCATTAACCGCATCAACCGCAAGACATGGCAGGACAACCCGTGGATCATCCAGGGCGACACGACCGACGAAAAGACCACGGAGAAGCCCTGGGAACGTGACGTTCGCAAGCTGTTCAAACGGCTAAACGTCTGGCAGAAATTCCAAGATGCCGACCGCCGCAGGATGGTAGGGGCGTATTCCGGCCTGATTTTGCGCGTTGCGGATAATGCGCGATGGGATGAAGAGCTACAGCCGGGAGGGGATTTAATCGAGGTTATCCCGGCATGGGAAGGCCAGTTAACGCCGGGTACATGGGACGAAAACCCAAACAGCCCGCGCTACGGCCAGCCCACCACCTGGAACTACAACGAAGGCAACGTGCAGACCGCAGACAACCCGCCCCCGGCGCGTAGCGTGACGATTCATCATAGCCGCGTGGTTATTGTAGGTGATTATCGAGAAGGCGTGAGCGAGCTGGAAGCGGCGTATAACGACTTCGTGTCATTGGTTAAGATTACGGGAGGCAGCGGCGAAGGATTTTTGAAGAATGCTTCACGGCAGTTGAGCGTTGAGTATAGCGACTCGCAAAGCCTGCCAGAGCTTGCCAGGTCGTATGGCGTCGGTATGGACGAGCTGAACGAGCGCCTGAATGAGATGATGGCGGATCTGAACAGCGGCATTGACGCAGCAGCGTTCACTACAGGCGGCAAGATTAACCCGTTGGTCGCCAACGTCCCGCAGCCGAAAGAGCATTTTGAGATGCAGGTGCAGTGCATCGCGGCGTCGCTAGAGATTCCTCATAAAGAGCTGATCGGGAACCAGCAGGGGGACAGGGCTAGCACAGAAGACGCGGTTAATATGAACAACCGCTGCCAAGCGCGCCGGGCAGGTGACCTGCAAACGGATATTCGTCGCCTGATTGACCGCCTGATGGAATACCGCATCATTCCGCCAGTGCCGGGTAATGAATACGAGGTGATGTGGTCGGAGCTGAACGACGCCTCGCTTGCCGATAAACTGGCAATGCTCAAGACCGCGACCGAAGCGGTTAAAAACATGGCAGGCACCGGGGAGATTATCGCGACAGGAGATGAATTGCGGGCTATCATTGGCTGGGAGGCGTTGGCAGAGCCTGAGGTGCCTGCGGATGATGATAGTGAGGGCGACGACGATGAATGAGGTTTATCAACACTGGCACGAAAACGCAAAATACCAAGAGATAGCCGCGTTTCAGTGGTATTTGCAGATGAAGTGGCTAGATATGCGGCCTAAGGGGGTGTTATGACCATTCTACAAACATGGCGCTGGGTGGCCGCTACCGCCACGCTAGATAAGTGGTATTTAGCCGCGCGTTTGCCCAGCAAGCATAGCCCGTTAGGGTGCCGCGCTGCCGGATTGGTTTGGCATGACCGTTATTTGTGTGGTGATGCTGACCGTGGGCGTAGGTGGGATGGGCGGAATGTTGTTAATTGAGGGGATGGCGGGATGAATCATTACATATGCATGAGATGCTTAAAGCCTGTAACTAAGGCGAAGATGAGTGAGCCGACAGCAAAAGACATAAAGAAAGGTGGCTCATCAAAGCGCTGCCCAGGGTGTGGGCATAGAACATTTATGACTGGCGGTCACAATGCCTAAATACCCCACCCTGCCCCGAAACACAGAGAACCCGGTGGGTGGCGCAAGACTCCAACAACAGACCATCAGCCGCCTAAAACGCGGCTTGCGTGACGTTCGCCGCTGGGTGCTTGATCGTTTTGAGGAGATACCAAAGCGTGAGATCACGATTAACGCCCAGGTGCCGGGCTACGTGGTCAACGAAACGCGCTACGAATACCTAATTAGCGTGGAGGAGCTGCGGCTTATTGTTGAGGAGATTCGCCGTCGCCTGGGCATCGAAGTGCCACCGGATTATATGGCAGAGCAGGCCCGTCGAGCTTATGAAGCGGGTACGGGTAACGCCGTAGCACAGCTTGCCGCGCTGACGGATGACTATACGCGGGAGATAACGCAGGTCTTGGCGTCGGAGCCGTGGCAGCGGCGGGTGGCGTTGATTCGTTCGCGGGTGTTCGAGCAGATGGACTCATTCAACGGCGATACGGCTACGGAATTGGGGCGCGTGCTTAGCCAGGGCGTTGAGGATGGGCTAAATCCCCGTGATGTGGCGAAGGATATTCGCAAGCGGTTCGGGATTGCTGAGCGGCGGGCG